TAGATTACCTGAGTTTTCGGTGGGTTTTCTTGGAAACAGAATAAACGCACCATTTGTCATAACACACACAACACACAAAGGAGATGAAAATGACTATGACACCTTATGAAATTAGACTAGAGTTGGTAAAACTCGCAAAAGATATGCTGAGCGAAGAGTTTAATACTCGACACTCAGCCATTAAAAATGAATGGGAAGTATTGTGCTCCGCAGCAATGGGAAACAAAACACAACTTCCATCTCAACCAAATTATCCGAAGTATTTTACTGAGGATGATGTTTTGGATAAAGCCACACGTTTGAATGATTTTATTTCAAACGGCAAGTAATGGCTAAGAGTTGACCGCTCGGTAACAGAAAGGTCTGGGTTGGTGGTGCGAACCACCAACCTTTTCTTTCCACTGCAATAATGGAGACCTAAACATGAATGCAGTAGATATACTTTGTAATGTAGAAAAATATTTTGATCGCAATCACAATTTGTTCTGTATGTGGGGTGGGCTGTTTGCATTGCTATTCTTCACATTATATGTACCATTTAGTATGGTCAATATGATGCAAGATAAAGTAGATGCACATCTAACAGCAAATACTTTATTACAATCAGAACTGGAAACTCTAAGTCACAAAGTTGAGTTTCTAAATCTTTCTTATGAAAAGAAGCAATTAGTCTTGAAAGAAGTTGAGTGCCTTGCGCGCAACATCTATTTCGAAGCAGGTGGTGAGCCTAGTGCTGGCAAAATTGCTGTTGCTGAAGTCACTATAAATCGTGTCAAGAGTAAGCAATATCCACGCACTGTTTGCGGTGTCGTGCACCAACGTATCAAAGGCACTTGTCAATTCTCTTGGGTCTGTGAGGGCAATAAAACTGTTTATCGTAATAGTTCCGCTTGGCGAGACTCTATCAAGATTGCTGAGAATATATTGATTTCTAAACACTATTACGGTATAATTGGATCTGCAAAGTATTTCCATGCAGACTATGTTGATCCAGCATGGGCAAATCAAAAGAAGTTAATTCGTAAAATTGGCAATCATATATTTTATCAATGAGGTTTTATGCGTATCGTTGAAGATATAAAATTGGACTATAAAGATGTTCTTATCACACCAAAGCGATCTGCTTTATCTTCAAGAAGTCAAGTAAAACTGGAAAGATTGTTCACCTTTCGGAGTTATAATTCTTGGTTTGGTGTTCCAATCATTGCTGCAAACATGGATAATGTTGGGACGCTAGAAATGGACGCAGAGTTAAACAAACATCATTGTATGGTTGCACTGACAAAACACTATAATGATACAACACTCATTGAGCAATTTGAAAAAAAATTAGACAGCACCATTTATTCAATGGGAATCAGCGATGAAGATTTACAAAAGTTCGACAATGTGTACAGCGTTGTTGGCAATCGTCTAATGCGAGTTTGTATTGATGTCGCGAATGGATATACACAATCGTTTGTCGACTTCATCAAAAAATTTCGTGATCGTTATCCTAGTGTAATTCTCATGGCAGGTAATGTTGTCACACCAGAGATGACTGAAGAATTAATTCTCGCAGGTGTTGACATCGTGAAAGTTGGCATTGGTCCTGGTTCAGTTTGCACCACACGCAAAATGACAGGCATCGGCTACCCGCAGTTGAGTGCAGTTATTGAGTGCGCAGATGCAGCACATGGTCTCAAGGGTCATATCATAGCGGATGGAGGGTGTTCCGTTCCTGGGGACGTAGTGAAAGCATTTGCTGCGGGTGCCGATTTTGTGATGCTTGGTGGAATGCTTGCTGGTCACAAGGAAGGCGGAGCATCTCCGTTTAGTGATAACAAATTCTATGGTATGAGTTCTGACACTGCCATGGATTTACATAATGGTGGTGTGGCAAACTATCGCGCCTCTGAGGGTAAAACTGTTGAGATTCCATATCGCGGTGAAGTGAGCAGAACTATGCAAGATATTCTTGGTGGTCTGCGTTCAGCATGTACTTATGTTGGAGCAAGTGAATTGAAGGAGTTGAGTAAGCGTGCAACGTTTGTTCGTGTTACTCAGCAGTTGAACAATTCCTTGAGTGCTTATGAGATCTAATATGGCAAGTCGCGAAGAAAAGAATAACTTCTCTATGATGATTATGAATCTGGCTATTCAAGAAAAGATTGATCACATGGATGCTGTGGCAACTTATTGTGAACGTAATAATCTTGAAATTGAAGTTGCAGCAAGTTTGATCAATGATTCTCTTAAGAGTATCATTGAAGGTGAAGCAATGGAACTTCGATATCTTCCTAGAGGAAGTAGATTACCGCTATGAGTTGGACGACTCTGATCTGGAATATGTTTACTTGGTTGTTTACTGGTGTGATGATCTATATTACTGGATCATCTCTGTGGTGGTTGCTTTTGCCTGCAGTATTCACAGCAACAAACGATGCTGCAGAATTGTTAAGAGCAACTAAAGAAGAAGTAAAAGAAGAAACCGCTGTTGATGAAGAAACAACGCTAAAGATGATTGCGCTCAGAGATAAAGCAAAAAGGAGTTCTCTTTGAACGGATATGAATTGTATGGTTTGTATCAAGCCATCAAGTTACATTTCAATTCAGAAAACTATAATTTCTTTCACTATGATGGCAAGACACGAGTATCTGTAGATGCATTTCAAAAACGTCGTGACAAATTTTTATTCCACCGTCTTGCGCGGAAGTATCGCGACGATGAGATGGTTCCATTTCTGGTTGCTAATTTTGTACACAGTGATGATAACTGGACCAAGTCATTGCTTGAAGAAGAGGCTGAAGAAACTTATAGGGATTGGAGACGAACCACGGATTCGATGACCAAAGTCTATTTGGAAGATCTACAAAAGATCTGCCCAGATCCAAAAGAGTTTAACAATTTATTTAAAGTTGAAGATGGACAATTTCCAAAATTGTTAGTCGCATTCCTCCAAAAAGATGTAACGATTGAGACTCTTGTGATTCTCAATAACATCTTCAACTTTATACAAATTTGGGACAAGAAGATTTCAGATGATATCATCTATCCCAAAGTGTCAAGAAAGGTGCGCAAATACGGATCATTCTTGAACGTGAACGTTGACAAGTATAAACTTTTGACAAAAGAAACTTTACTTGCTAACGAAAATGCTATATAATGATATGGTGATGAAGAAAGTGGACAAGTCGATATACATTAATACAACGCTATACGGAGAATACATATGAGTCTATCAAGTCTAAAGAAGGGTTCATCCCTTGATAAGTTGAAGAAAGCAGTTGAGGCTTCTTCAGCAGGTAATGGTGGTGGCAAGAACGTTGATGATCGTTTTTGGCAACCAGAAGTTGACGCTGCTGGCAACGGATACGCAGTTATCCGCTTCCTCGATACGCCAGCCGCTGACGGTGAAGATGGTCTACCTTGGGTTCAAATCTGGTCACACGGATTCCAAGGTCCAGGTGGTTGGTACATTGAGAATTCTCTCACAACTCTTGGCAAAACTGACCCCGTTTCTGAGTACAACACAGTTCTTTGGAATTCTGGCGTTGAAGCCAACAAGGAAATTGCTCGTAAGCAGAAGCGCAAGTTGACCTATATCGCAAACGTTCTTGTGATCTCTGACGCAAAGCGTCCACAAAATGAAGGCAAGGTTTTCCTTTATAAGTTTGGAAAGAAAATTTTCGACAAGATCAAGGAACAACTTGAGCCGCAATTTGCTGATGAAACTCCAATGAATCCGTTTGATTTCTGGAAGGGTGCAAACTTCAAGGTCAAGATTCGTAACGTCGAAGGCTATCGTAACTATGACAAGTCGGAGTTTGAATCTCCTGCTGCATTGTTCAATGGCGAAGATGCGAAGATTGAACAGGTTTGGAAGTCTGCGCATTCACTCAAGGATTTCTTGAAGCCTGAAAACTTCAAGTCCTATGATGAACTCAAGGCGAAGTTGGACAAGGTTCTTGGTGCTGGTGGAGTTGCTGGTGCAACTGCTAAACGAGTTGATGATGAGGAAGCATCTGCTCCTGTCATTCGCTCTGCTCCTGCCAAGAAGGTCACTGCTGAAAATGTCAGTGTCGATGATGACGACATGGCATTTTTCGAGAAGTTGGCTGCTGAGTAAGAAATAATGGAAGGGGAGAGTTAACCCTCTCCCCTTTCAGGAGCACATAATGCAAAATAATAAAGGTTTTAGTTTATATCTCAGATATCCTGGTGAATTAGATTCGAATATTGATTCACTAGACAACGAAAACATAATCGATGAATACTGGATTTCTCAAAGAGATTTAAATGATGTTGCTGGTTGGGATCACCGATATGCTCATGAGAGTAACATTATTGTTAATGTGGCAAATAATGTTAAAACTAAAAAAATTCTAGAACTAGGTTCAGGTCCTGGTGGATTAGCAAATAAAATTTTAACTGCATCTCCAGATTTAACTTATCACATGGTAGATGGTAGTAGTGCTAAAATTGAACACTCTCAAAGAAATTACAAAGGCAATTTTTTCGTAAAAGATTTAAAAGATTCTTTTGATTATTCTGATCTAGATTCAGATTATGACATGGTGATCACCAATGATTTCTTAGAACATATAAGAAATCCGTCATTGATATTGTCAACAATTTACAATAAATTAACCACGCAAAATGCTTATTATTTTTGCAGTTCACCAAACTGGAGAACTAAACATGGTTTCTATTATCCTGGGTTGTTTGATTACGACAATTTAATTAAATTTTTTCTAATACACAAATTTCAAATTGTAGGACAATTTCCTACATGGGCAACGCATGTTCCAATTAGAACAGGAAAATTGCAAAGTGAGCAATCTGTTGCTGACGACAGAGTGTATGATTGGAATTACTATTTGTTGTTTAAGAAAATTTAATTAGAAAACGGCAGATGTTTTCAGGGGGACTTCGTGTCCCCTTTTTTTTAGGCAGGGTTTGCAGAATTTCTGACTGAAGGGAACGCGCCATCAGCGTTAATCTTTTTATCCATATCATTTATTTTATTATTTAAGCCAGCAACAACCTGCTGCACCTTTTGATTTGTGACTATTGCTGCAGTTGCTGTAACTTCTGCAGAAGATGTGCTTGCAGGTTGCGATGA